TTGTTTTTCTTGTTTTAATAAAGCTAAAGCTTGTTTTTCTTCATTTTTATATCTGGATTTAACTCCTTTTTGAACTTCTTTACTACTACTTTTAAATCTTACTACATTCCCTTCTTCATCTTCTCTCCCTCTTTCACCATAAATAGCAGATATAAGATTTTCATCTGTTAGTTCTTTTCCTTCGGCTTTAAGTTTATCAATAGCCACAGTTACTACATTTGTTCCACCACCGTGCTGAACTGCTGTTGACCATACAACATTTTGTAAAGCTTTACTACGAGATGATATATCTATCCCTCTGGATTTTTTGATTTTTTTTAACTGAGGTTCATATAAATTTTTATTAATATATTTGTGTTCATATTCATAAAACTTATCTTTGTTTTGTGAAGCCAGATTTTTCCAAGTTTGCTTAAATTCTGGTGAGTTTACCTCTTTACCTTTGAATTCTTTTTGCCATTCTGGAGGTAAAGTTTTTATAAAGTTAGCAACATTACTATTTTTACCACCTCTTGAAGTAAATTGATATGAACCATATGAAACACCTCCAAGGTCTCCTTTACCACTAGAAACAGTTACAGAACCTCTTCCACCTGTTTCATATTTTGAAGATAAATGTCCTAATCTTTTTCTTATATTTTTTTTATTAATTGCCATGTATTATCCTTGCTCTTTTTTATCTTCTCTATCTTGAATAAGATTTATGAAAATTTCTCTTTCAAAAGGAGGCAATTTATCAACATCTGATTTATTCATATGAGTAAATTGAGTTATATCTAAATATTGTTCATATATATTTTTAATAGTAAATTTAGAAATAATATCTTTATAGTTAATTGATATTTTATTATTTAATCTACATTTTTTACATGTAACATCTGTAGTTAAACTAAATATTAACTTATTATTTTTTAGGATTTTTTCCTCCAATTTTGAAAATTCTTCTATAGATAAATCGTCTATATTATAACCCTCTTTTTCTATTTCAAAAGGTTCTTCATATAATTTAACTGGTATTGATTCATCTATACAATTATCTTCATCTTCATTAAAAAATAACGATTTAATAGGAATACCATATATAGTAGTTAAATCGCAATGCTCACATTTTAATGTAATAGATATAAATTCATCTACAGATTTTTCTCTTGATTTGAATATCATCGCTATTGCTTCTAAATTATTCGAAGGTTTTGGAGTAATACCAAGAGTTTCAGCATATTCAATAGGGTCATCAAAATCAGGATTAAGGCTTAATAAACAAGCCTCTTTTTCCTGATATGTAGAATAACGACTTACACTATCTAAATATTCTTTATACTGCTTTTTAGTCATTTACTATTGAGCCTCTTTAGGTAATAGTGGTTCAAATAAATCTGGAATAGTATCAAAATAATAAGTGTCTTCAAATTCACATAAATCACATTTAATATCTTTTTCTATCAACATTTTAGATTTTACTTCATCATAAGTATCAACAATAGTTTCAGATTCCATTAAAGATAAATCTTCGTATATTTCTATCATTTTTTCAAAATCTGTTATTTCTTCATCTTTGTATTTTTTAATATGTAATAACATCTCAATAGTTTGAGGTAAATAATCACCATATTTTCTTATGATAGATTGTATTAATGGTTTAGTATCACCTTGTAAATCTTCCCACAAAATATCATTTTTAATAACAGGATATTGATTTTCTTGATAGTTTACCATTTCTAGTGGTTTACATCTTACATCAATAATACCATCACAATTGCTACAATTTATAGTATATTCAATATCTTGAGGCAAACTAATATCTCTAATTTTAACTAATAAATATTGTTTTTCATCATCGCTTAAATATATATTTTTAGTGCTTATATAAGGGTATAATAATACTCTTAATATATCATCTTCTTTCATTTCTTTGCCATTTTCGGCAAACTCTTTAACTGTTTTTAAAAACTCTTTTTTAGTTTTAGTTTTCCATGGAAGTATTTCTACTTCTTTTTCTTTTCCTAATTTAACGATATTTTTTTCCAAAATTTCCCCTTTTTATCTTTTATTAAAACTTTTTGAATAATCTGGATTAGAACCATAATTTTTAATTATAGAATCTGAATATGTTGGAGTTATAAACTCAACTGTAAACTCTGTAAAATTTGCACCTGCTTGTGTGTAAGTTATAGGATTTACAGACAATATCAAACAATCTTCGCTCTTAAACATAAAACTATTATTTGCCCAAACTTGTATATATGTTTTTATATCATCAAAATATTCAAACTGTTGAGCTATCCAAATTGTTTCAAAATATTTTCTAAAAATACCACCTTCAATATCTCTAAAAGTAATACTAAATCTAAAAGATTCAGACATTTTTACTCCAACTCTTCTCACCCCTCCAAGAACCACATCGGTTTCTTGAGCTGTTAAAGTGGGCAAAGTAAACGATACTATACAATATTTTAAATATTCATTAAATTTTTCCACTATTTTTAAAAATTCTTTATTTGATAGATTATTTACATAGTTATTTCTAATAAATATTGTAAACTCATCAGTTAAATCCCAATTAGCATTTAATATATTAGACACATTAATGTCAATAGTATTATCACTACCACCTTGGGAGACACCCATAAGTCCATTTTTTAATTTGTCTAATGCAGCGAATCCCACATTATATCCTTTTTTATTATTTATAAATAAAATAAAAAGGTAAACATATGGCTTATGGCTCTTATGGAAATTTAGTTGCTCAGCAATTTGGCGGAGATTTTTCTAGACAAACTAGATATAATGTAACTTTATCTTTGCCTATAGAAACTGATTTAAAAAATCAAAGTGATAAATTTACTCCAATTTTTGATGTTTTAGCAAAATCTGTAGAATTACCACCTATTCAACATACTTTATTAGAGGCTAAATATAAAGGTCATACTATACCTTATTTGGGCAGAACTCATTTTGGAAATACTATATCTATAACTTTTTATTCAGATGATACACAATATTTAAGACATGTATTAGATGAATGGACTCGGGGGCTTGATGATTTTGTATTAGGTGGTTCACCTTTAAATTTTACAGTTCCTCAAAGATTAGGCGCTTTAGAAGTTCAATCATTAGATTATGATGAAACTGTACCGGTAAGAAAATATCAATTTTATAATGTTTTTCCTACATCAATATCAGGTGCCAGTTTTAATTCGGAAGCACAAGGATCTATAGTAGAATTTACAGTAGAATTTACATTTAGTCATTTTAAAACCCTTGAAGGCGAAAAAAGTTTAGCAAATATTTTTGAAGAATTTAAAAATGAAGCCGTTAATAAAGGCATATCGTATTTAACAGGAGCAGGAAGTGAAGCAACTGGGTCTCTTAAAAAAACAACAGCGGCTGTAATAGATGTTTTTGAATAAAGGATATTAAATGATAACAGAATTACTAAGTAATCTTAAAGACGGAGCAAGAAGTAATAAGTATAAAGTTAATATTCCTTTTGATGATGAAGATTTAAATATATTAGTTCAAACTGCCACATTTCCTGGTAGAACAATAACCCCTATAGAGATTTATTTAAGAGGTAGAAAAGTTCAACTAAGAGGTGAGACAAATTTAGAAAATACTATAGATATTTCTTTTTATAATACTACGGATATGAAAGCAAGAAAACAAATTATAGATTGGATGATGATTGTCCATAATAATCAATATATTCCAGGTGGCTCGGCTTTTGGTCAAATAGGGTCTGCACTTACTTCAATAGTATCAGGAGTTAAAAATATTATAAATGACCCTACTAGTTTATTAAGTAGCGGAGGTAATCCTTATCAAAAAGATATTACTATAGAGCAACTTAATGGTAACGGAGATGTTAGTTATTCAGCTACTTTAATAGGTGCATTTCCTATTAATGTTTCAACTATTGAATACGATGATTCTAATTCCGAAATAACTAAAACAACAGTTTCTTTTGCATTTACTGAAGTATCAGAAAATAGAACAGGGAAAACTAGTGTTCAAGATGTTTTAAGTGCTTTTAGAGGAATCTAAAAAATATAAATAAATAAAAAGGAAATGATAAATGTCAACTATTAACGAATTATCTAAAATTTTAGGAGCTACAGCAAGAGCTAACAAATATAGAGTTTCATTTACTTGGCCAACTGGTATTCAAGGAAGTACTAAATTGGATGAAGTTGATGTATTAGCTAAAGCTGCCGTTGCTCCTACAAGAGAATT